TATGGAATATATAAAGAAAGAAAACGGCAATGTTTGGCTAGTCATTGAACATGACGTATATGGGAAACATAAGACAGTGAGATATCTTGGAAAGGAGTTTGTAGAACTTGATGAGATAAATGATGACAAACCAAAGAAAAAGAGAAAAGGTAACGATTAAAATCGTTACCTTTTTCCTTATGATGTAAAGATACGAAAAAAAATCTCACATAACCAAAAATTATGCGAGATTTTATTGTTTTTTAACGAATTAACGTTATTATTCTCCACCCTTAACGGTTGCAATAGCTGCGCTTGAAAGTGGAACAGCAGACTCAGTGGTATTAGCTGTAAGTACAATCTGAATACCGTTGGTGTCACCACCACCTTGAAGAGTAGCAGTCTCAGCTTCCATACCAGTCAAACGACCAAGAGCAAGCCACTTACCATCAGCAGTTACAACAACTGCGAAATAACGACCAAGTGAAAGAGCATCAAGGTCAAGGTGCATACAAGCATCATACTGACCAGCGATGTTAAAGGTCAAGCTATGTGTACGATATTTGTTACCGCTATCCTCTACAACAAGGCTATCTTCGAAGGTAACACTATTCTTTGCTGGTTCAATGTGGTAGAACTTAGCACCGCTTGCAAGAGAAATAGAAGTAACTTCCTCACCAGTGCAACCAGTATCAGTAGAAGCACTAACTGTAGAAGCAGTCACATCAGCATAGTTTGCAAGGTAGATGTCCTTTACCTCTGGAAGAGAGTAACCACAGCTATTTGAACGAAGCAAATCTCTATTAAGTGAACAATTAAATGCCATAATATTATAGTATGTTTGTTTTGATTATTTTTTCTTTTTTTTTTGAATTGGAAGCTAGACCATATTATCTAGCTCCCAACGTCTTGATTATATATTTGTAGACAAATGAGTTCGTTGAAAACTCCTCATTTGCAGCATAAAGCGGACAAATGAGCCTAAATTACTCTGACAATACAAATAACTCTGGCATTATAATACCAACAGCTATGTTAGAAATAGCAAGTACTCTGAACATGTTGTCACCAGTTGTCTCTCTCATGTCAATCAACTTGTACTCGATGTGAGAATCGAAAGTATCATAACCAAGAACCAGGTTACGAGCTGGACCGAAAATCATTTTACCCTTCGAAATCATTGAAGGAACGATTTCATAACCCATAACGAAGATACGACCGTTGTCTCTAGCCCAGTTAGCAAATACTGCATTTACACTATTTGGGCAACAAACTTTGCCAAGAGCAACCTCAAGTACTCTAAGGTCTGAATGGTTCATAAACAACTTGAATCCTTCAGTATCAACTTCAGCATTGTTGGCAACCTCAATACCCTTCATTATAATAGCTTCAACCTGCGCAATAGCGTTATCAACAGTAAATGAAGCACCACTAACCTTAGTTACACCAGAATTGTCATGAAGCTTCTTTTCAACACCATCAACAGTCTTCAAGTAAACCTTGGTTGATGCAGTGTGTGCAGTGTCACCTTGCCAGAAAATCTCTTGATATTCCTTAGACATCTTCTTACGAAGCTTGTCGAAGTACCAATCACCGAAAGTCTGTGGAATACCACCTCTCAATGAAATCTCAGTCTGGTCAACAAGGAATGTGTTCCAGAATGTGTCATAGCAGTTTTCCTGATTGACTTTTATTGCTGCTGGCTCAATGAATGACTCTGCAAGTGATGCAGCACCAGCTGGGGTGAATGGACAAGTATACAACTGCCATGCGTCACCAATTTCACCAGTGTAAATCTTCATCTTACCTTTTACTCCGTCCATGAAAGTTATACCATACTGACGAAGGTCAATGTCATAAATGTCTTTGCTGAAAATCTCTCTAGCTTCAGCTCCACAATATGTAAGACCTGTTAAATCTATGAAATTTGACATAAACTTATAAGTTTTAAATAAATTATTTTCTATTTTTTTTATTTTTCTATCTTAAACATGAAAAGGAAAAAAGTAAAATTTGGAATTGTCAATTTTTATCTATATCTTTGCAAAAATCGAATATTATGGGAAGAATTTACACAGAAGAACAAAAAGAAAAAAGAAGAGAACAGAAAAGATTGTGGTATCAAAAACACAAATCTCAAGTGTCTGAATATAACAAAGAGTATAGTAAAAGATATAGAGAAGAAAATAGAGATATTCTTTTGGAGAAGAAAAAAGAATACTATGAGACCCATAATTATGAGAAAAATGAGTATATGAAAAAATACAATAACACTCAAATTGGTAGGGCTGCTAATCTCGCTTCTTCATATCATCAAATGGACAAAAAAACAAGTGTTGGAGAAACCACAATTACAAAAGAATGGATAGTAGACAACATTTTTACAAAATCTTGTGTATATTGTGGTGAAAAAGATTGGAAAAAATTAGGGTGCGATAGAATTGATAACAAATTACCACATACCCCAACAAATGTTGTACCTTGTTGTGGAAAATGTAATGTCAAAAAAGGTAAAACTTTGACATATGATGAATATATAAAAAAGGTTAGGAATGAGTCCTAACCTTTTTTATTTTATCGCAACATCATTGCTTCCATTTGCTTTCTCCAAGCTTGGTATGTATCTCCCCCAACACCATTAGGTTTTGCATTAGGTTTGATTGGTTCTGCTGAAGGTTGTTTGCCCAAATCCTTAATCTTCTCTTGAAGACCATTGTTCATGTCCTTGAGTGCCTTAATCTCCTCTTTCAAACTGTTAACCAATTCCTCAAGATGATTGTCTTCAACTTTTGGAGTTTCCTTTGGCTCTTCTTGTGGCTTTGGCTCTTCAACTTTAGGCTCTTCTACCACCGCTTCCTCCACCTTTGGTTCTTCCACAGTTGGCTGTGGCTCTGGTGTTGGTTCCACTTGTGGCTGTTCCTCCAATTCAATATTGGTTGGTTCAATCTCTTGTGGCTCTTCAACCACTTCTTCTTCCTTCTTGCTGAAGGTCTCCTTTAGGATGTTAACTAACTTATCCCAAAACATCTCATTTGTTTCTATATTCATATTATTATCGATTTTACTGAACTCTTCAAGGGTAAGCATTGATTCAACTGAGAAACCCTTAAGCTCACCAGCTTTGATTCTATCCCAAGTCTCAATGTTGTTCACCTTCATACCTACCATCCAAGTTCCCTCTGGAACATTGATTCCCAATGCATTTGCCTTGTCCTTGTAAGCATCTTGAACCAACCATGACTCAACCACACAAACCTCGTTTGCAGCCTCATCATGGTCTGTCTTAACCTCATGCTGTCTGTACTCCTTCATGAAGTCTTGTGACATCTTCTCAATTGATTCCTTGGTGAAACTGATATAGAACTCTTGCTCACCGTTGTTTCTGTATATGTCCTTGTCAGGTATCAATGCAGCACCATAAACCATGTGTTTTTCATTGCTCTCTAGGAAGACTTGAACCTTGTCCTCTTCCTCCTTTGAAAGTGCTACGAAATCACTCTCAATAGCTGGTGCCTCAACCATGCTTATTGCATATGTTTCTGAGTCGCATCCTACCTTATATTTCTTGATTTTCTTAGCCATACTGAAAATGCTTTAAATAAACATGAATTATTTCGTTATTTCGATTGTAATATCTTTTTTATCCTTCATCAAGGCAAATAAAGCGTTATAAGTCTTCCTTGATTCTGTCACCATACCAACTTTTGTGTTCTTGCCAACGATGAGGCATCCACAACTATCCTTCTCTGTGTTTCCACTATGTATCCTGATACCATCAAAACCATTTACATTAAGTAGCAATGGCATCAACTTCTTGTATTTTGGCGAATATGTTATCACCACCTTGTATGTACCATAAGGTATGGCTGTTTCACAATACTTCTTGGTGGTGAGGATTTCACCAGTACCCATAGAGTCATATAATCCTCTATCCTTATCTTCGATTACATCACAGAATGCAACACCATCAACATATAGTTTGCCAATGGTGTACTTATCCTTAAAATATTTCCTAACCAACTTAAGTTTCATCCTTTTCAATTGTTATGCCGTTTACATTTGAGAACCATGCGATACGTCCGTAGTTAACCCCTTCTCTTTCGAAATGATAGCCTTGAGGCGCAACGTATTGGTTCACATATGGATTCTTATATTTTGTTATATTGTTTTTCATACTTACTTCACTTTAATGAGGCAAGTAGAGGATTCGAACCTCTGTGGAACTGCTTTGCAGGCAGACGCATAACCTCTCTACCAACTTGCCTTTATAAATCAACATTCAAACCAAAACCAACATACAAATCTGGTTTCTTGTTAAACAACCCATATCCAAAAGATACGTTTGGAGCGAAGTGAAATCTATCCTTGAACTTTCTTTTCTTCTCAATATACTTGGTTATCTCAACTGTATTCGTCACAACCTCATGATGTGTCTTCATTCTACAAGATAAAGAGTCCAGAGATGGATGAACTCCACTAACGAAAGCAGTAAGAAAACATGTATCAACACCAGATGTAAGAAGTTCATCATATCTCTTAGACTCAGTATTCAATAACATCGTATCTCCGTTGCTTAGATAGAGAGTATCCACTTTTTTTTTAACGATTTCTTTTGGTACAAGTTCTTTTTTTGTTATCACTGTGTCTTTCCACAATGTATCAGTTTTTGTGTTATAGACAGTATCTTGTTTTAAAACATTTTGCTTTGTTTTCCCACAATAATAACCTAAAATCACAAGTAATATCCCAATAACTATGGTTGGCAATATAGTTTTCAAGTTATTCTTCATCTTCATTTGGTATTTCTTCTACATCTAGTCCTTGTCTTAGTTTTTCCCTTTGTATTTGCATATGTTCCATCCTTTCCAAGTGTCTGTCCATGTCTCTTCGGAGCTGGACTGCTTCACTTCTGAAATATGCTGAAACCCCAAATACAGAAGCTGTATAAACAAGGCTTTGACCTAAAATCCAGAGCACTCCTTGTTCACTTATGAGCAATGGGACAAATGCTGCAAGACCTGTAATCAACCAACCAAGGGCAAATGCAACACAAGCTGAACCTATTGCAAGTTTCTCTTTTATACTTAAGTCATTCCAAGTTGTTTTCATTTTTAATCGCTTTTTGTATAAACATGAAGAGCAACGACTTTCCCAAGCCATTGCTCTCAAAAATAATAACTAAATAAAATATTTTAAAATTATGACAAAAAACTTACAAACCAGCGAGGGTTTGAACCCTTTTAACATCTGCTTGCTTCTTATTGATGTCAACAACAGAAACCACAACTGGTCTATTGCTGTAATCCTCGAAAGCAGTCAATAGTCTATCATCAAAGCTATATTCATTATTCAATGTAGGTATTACACCGCCATCTGCGAATACTCTCTTTGGAGTTGAAGAAAGAATATTGTTTCTAACCTTACTACCACCATAGAAATCAACAAAGTCATCAAGTGTTAGTTTCTTGTGCTTTGAATTGATGTAGTCTAGGATATCAATATTCTTCTCAGTGGTAATTCTATTTGTTACAAACTCTCCACCTTCAATCTCTGCTCTGCCTCCAAGAACCTTAATACCACCATCTCTGTGTCTGTTTCCTTGAACAAGACCACCGTCAAGCTGTCCGCCCTTTGCATAAGGCTTATTTGAAGCCATTATAGCCAATTGTGCTGCTGTTGTTGCTGCTGCAAGTGCCATCATTGGTATAGCAGGTACTGGCCAAGCATTTATTGCTGCATATGTAACAGCCATTGCGCCATTTACAATCGCTTGTATCAAATCCCTTTGATATTGAGCTTTCCTCCTCTTCTTTTCAAGTTCATCTTGTTTCTTTTGAGCCTTCTCTTGCTCCTTCTGAATTTTCTGCTTTTGCTTCTGCGCTTCCCTTTCAGCCGCCATTTCAGCGTTTAATTGGTCAATAAGATGTTGTCTTCTTGAACCTCTTGCTGTTGCAAGTTCATCCTCAATGGAATCTATTGCTGATTTATGCTTTTCAACAATCTCCTCTTGTTCACTAAGCTTGTTATCAAGTTCTTCATTCCATTTATCAAGCTCTTCTTGTTCATCATCAAAAGCATTATCTTGAGCTTGCCATACAGCTTGCATAATGTCATTGAATGAATCCATTGCAGCTTGTATGTAAGGCATTAATGATTGAACAAAGTCTGCCACAAGCTGTTTTTGTTTCTCCTTTACACCCTTAACAGCCTCATCAATCGCCTTTAACTCATCCTTAAGCTCAGACTGCCTCATGGCAAAGTCCTCTGGAGAAATTGTTTTTGCCTTTAATGCTTTATCAAGTTCTTCTTGCTTCTTTAGAATATCTTTCTTCAGCTTGTCATACTCAGCAAGAGCTGTTTTATAATTTTCACTTGTTTTCTTGGTGTTAACAATACCCCAACCAGCCTTATCAACAACTGGTTGTTTTGTCATCACCTCATCTATCTTCTGTTTGTTTTTCTTTACATCAGAAATAATGCTGCTGTAGTACTGATTATAAAGTCTCTGCTGTTCCTCAAGTTGGTCTTTAACAACTTCTGTTGATTGTGCTGCATATTCCTTATCAAGAGCATTCATCCTTGCATTATGGGCTTCTTTTTCATCCTCCATAAGCTTATCATATTGCTCTTGGGTAATCTTACCAGCTTCAAGTTGCTGTTTGTACTCACCACTTTCAGAATCTACAAGTCTGCTGTGTCTAAGTTCCTCTTCTTGTTTGTTGTATTCAAGTTCCTTATCAAGTCTCTCTTGCCTTATTTGGGCTTGCTGTTCAGAAGCTTTCTTTTCAATCTCAAGAACTCTTCTATAGTATTCCTCAAGGGTCTTTGAGTTATCAAATGTTGAAGAATTGATAAGTGAATAGCCAGCATCTAGTTTGTTCTTTGCGGTTCTGTTTTCAACATTCAATTGAGCATTGTCACCTTCCATATTGAATGTTGCTCTGTTCAACTGCTGAATGTTCTGATACAAGTCTTGATACGTCTTGAGAATGTCAGCAGCCCACTTCTTCTTAGCATCAGCTATTTTCTTATCGTAGAGGTTATTAATGGCTACTGTTCTCTCACCAACCAATATACCACTCTGTACAACCTTCTGAATCTTTTCTTTGCGCTCTTGGTCAAGTTGTGCTTTCTCCTTCTCGAAACCTTCCTTCATCATCTGAAGTCTAAGGTTAATAAGGTCGTTCTCTGCATCCCTCTGCTGTTGACCAATTTGTTTAAGCTGCTCTGTTTGCAGTCTTGCGTATTTCTTATCTAGTTGTTCTTGCCTCTCCTTTGTAATCATACCATACTGAGAAACAAGAGCTTCTTCCTCCTTCTTCTTATTAAGTTTAATCTGCCTAATAATCTTTTCAGAACCATCCTTTAGGGCATCGATACTAACTTGTTCCCAATAGTTATATCCTTCCTTTGAAAGAACGTCCTTATCTTTTGACATGAATGATATGCCATCACTAAGCTGTTGAGCATAATCCACAACATTCTTAATTCTAGCCTTAATCTCCTCATCTGGGAAGTACTTATCCAAGTTCATTAAGATTGTACGAAGAATTGCATCATTGTTGAATTCATCAATAAGAGGCTTAACTTGTTTTCTAAGCTCTTGAAGGCTTTTTTCTGTTGTAGCAGTACTTCTATCAACCTCATTCATACGCTTAACCCAATCACCTGCTATAGCTTGACCAATCTGAACAAGGTCATCTTTTGCATCATCAGCACTTACAATAAAGCTTGATAAGAACCCACCAAGTGAACCACCAAACCAACCATGCATTGATTCAACAATATCCATGTCCTTTTTAACAGCAAGTGAGAATTCCCTAAATGCTTTCTTTGCATCATCAAGATTATTGATAAGAGTAGGAAAATCCATTATATCTGACTCAATCTTGATACCCTTACCATTCTGAAGATTTCCAGAAAGTCCTTCTCTGAAAGCTCTCAACGCATTTAATGAGCCTTGAACTTCACCCATATGTTCATGCATTGCTGTGATATTGTTCTTTAATGCATCTGTAAGATTATAAACAGCTTCTACAGCATATTCATAATCTGTAATTAATCCTTGCATATATCTTGAAGATGCAATAGCTTTCTGCTGTTTAAAAGCGTTGTTCTCTGCTTCAATCTGTGCTGTTGCCAAGTGTGCTGAATCCATAAGTTCTGCATTACCCTTGAAATAATCTTGTATTGCAGTTCCAGCTTTCTGCACCACTTCAACAAGTGCGCTTATTGCAGCTATTACAAGACCAATTCCAAGACCTTTCATTGCAATTGATAAGCTTCTAACAGCTACAGTTGCAAGTCTTGACCCCTTTGTAAGTCCTTCAACTCCAAGTTGTGCCCCAGTTATGCTTGCAACGAACTTATCAACACCTTGTGAACCCTTTGAAAGTATTGAACCAATAGCTTCACTAGTATCCATCTGCTTTCTTATACCCTCAATGCCATTAAGTACGTTTTGCAAAGACACAAGCTTCTGTATTGACTTGGTAATCTCGTTATCGTCAAACCCAAAGAAAGCCTTAAGACCATTTCCAACTGAAGCCATTGCTGTGAATGATGTCATCCAATCCATTGCCTCATCCATAGCCTTTGAAGACTTGGTGGCATCATCCATTGCGCTCTTCAACTGATTGTAAGCTTTCCTCAATTCTTTTGCTTCTGCTGTATTTCCCTTACCTTGCATCTCAAGGGTTGTCAATTCGTTCTTGAATGTCTTTGCAGCCTCTCTTGCACTACCAAATTCCCTAGCAACACCACCAACCTCAATGGTTAGTTTATCCAAACCATCGAAAGCCGATTGATAGTTACCAACATTACGACCAAATTGACCATATGAAGCCTCAATCTCCTTAAGTTTTGTGGTAAGTTCATTGGCTCTTTGAGACATCTGTTTAAATGTGTCATCACCAAGGTCAGTACCATTCATCACAGTCTTAAGGTCTTTAAGCTCTTGCTTCAAACCAGCCATTGTATTGGTATAATTGTTGGATTGCAACCTCTCTTGTGCTGAAATCTGTTTTTGGTCTTTTACAGTTTCATCCAATACGTCCTTTGCAGCAAGGTAATTCTGATAAATCTCCTTGCTGTAAGCTACTCTTTTGGCATCAATCTGTTCTATCTGTTTTGAAAGCTTTTCCTCCTCACTTTTTGAACCACCACCACTCGAAGAAGACGTTCCAACCTTTACATTACTATTCTCAAGAGCCTTTATGCGACTTTCAAGCTCGTTTAACTGCTTGTTAAGACTCTCAACAGCAGCCACAGACTCCTTGACACCATTAATTTCTATCTGATAGACTTTCTTTCCATCCATTTATTTGTTTTTTTAAAATAATTTAGATATATTTGCATTAAACATGAAAATTATGGGGTTTAATAAAAAGGAATATCAGAAAATCTATTATCAAACACACAAGGAAGAAAGACAAACATATTACTCTAAAAACAAAACTATTCTGAAGGATAAGATGAAAGAATGGTATGAAAATAACAAAGAACACCACAAAAACAAACAAAATGAGTATTATACTACAGTTATAGGGAGAGCAAATGCCTTGGTTAATAGTTATAAAACTGCTGATAGAGAAAAAGGAAGGGGTGAAGTTGATTTTGATACAAACTGGCTAATTGAAAACATATTTTCATCAAAATGTATATATTGTGGGGAAAGTGACTGGACTAAATTAGGTTGTGATAGAATCGATAATTCAAAACCACACATAAAATGTAATGTTGTACCATGTTGCAAAAAATGCAACAAAGAACGAATGCTGCAACCTCATATTTACTTTTTACTAAAGAAAAAGGGATACTTCAACTAGTATCCCTTTCTTTATTAATCAACTCGTTTCATTATTTTGAGCTGTGTAGTGTCGTTTCCACTAGGGTCATACCCACTCAATTCAACTGGATAATACAAATCACTGTCGAACTTGACCAATACACCGTTCTTTATCCTATTATATTCTTCAGAACTCAAATATACGTCCAATTCAACGTAGTTTGATGCAAGATAAGCATTTATGTTGAAATATTCTGTTAAAATGCTCTTCTCTGTGTTCTTGTATGATATGTTTATATTATTGTTGAACAACTTTGATGGTGTATATATCCATACTTGTTCAGCTGGTGCAGTCCTTGTCCATACATACTGACTTGTTGCTTGTGGTGTGAACCAAAATCTCTGAGCAAGCCCATATCCATCATGTTTCATACTCTCCTCATAGTCATATCCGTCAATCATATATGAGAATTTTGATATGACTGGTATCTTTACATTCACTGCCGTATCACTTACTTTAGTGAAAGCACTGTCAACATCATACCAATGAAATGTATCATACCAATTATAAGAGAATTGTAGGTTCTTTTCAGACGTATTGGTTACATATGTATCGTCATTGAGTTGGATTGGTGTATATCCACTGTCAGCGTATCTTTCCCAACCATCTTGGTCAAGAATGGTCTCAGTTCCAGCAGCTTCAACAGCACTTCTCTCAAATCCCCATTCATCCTTATCAATCTTAAACTTAACAGCCATTGAACGAGGATATTCAATCAACGATGACTCTGCATCAACTTTATTCACCCTATCGTCAATATCAACAGCAGTAATTACACCGTTATTTAATTTCTTTGCTTTTGAAATGGTAATGGTATCTCCATCTTGTAATGATTCAAGATTAAATGCGTCAAATACGTTTTGAACCCATTCTGATATTTTCTTTTCCTTATTGAAGAAATTACCAAGTTGTAAATCTACATCGAACTCTGTTGGCGTATTATAATTGAAACTAGAGGCTTTCAAAATCTCATATGAATTGGGTGATTTTGCAGTTATTTCAAGATGTGCTTTCACTGATGAGTCATAATGAACGTATCCTTCTGAAGAATTTTCATAAGCCCTATGAACGGCATATAACTGTAGTCTATCATTCTTGTTTAACTTAACACAACAAGTAAGTTTCAAATTCATACCTGTTGTGGAAATCGAACCACCTTGAGTCGGAGCATTTGAATAAACATTCTTCTGATAGTCAGTTGGAGTAAACACATAACCTGTACTTGGAACACCAGGTGTACTCCAATCGCATTTTGCATAACCATTACAATTATAGAACCCTTCTTGTTTTTCAGAATATGTTTTTGACCATGAATAACCATTTTTTGTTATTCCAATAGTTCCATATTGTCCTCCGCTTGATACACTTTCCATCATTCCCATTGAAGAGAAACCACATATAAACGCAGGACTTACAACTGGGTCATAAGCCATTATAAATGAACTATCAGGCATATATCCAAAATCACTATCGGTTGTGTAGAAGTTATTCTTATTGCCGTTTGCAAGGTCTTCCATTTTTGTTAATACTGGTAATAAGCCATATTGTCTACCTAATTTTTCATGAGGAAAACAAGTATAGAAATTAATATAGTTTGACGGCATACCACTATCACCGCCCCAATTTTGATGATTTGGATGTCCATCATTAATCTGAAGGTTATATTCGCCTTTGATTAGTTCAATATTATCATCATAGTTTCTTACAAGTTGTACTTCAAGTGGGGTTGTTACGAAAAAGTTTCTACCATCTACAGTATCATCATTCTTTATTATAACATCAATATCCTCTTCATGGTGTTCCAATTTCAAACCAAGACCTGGTACCAAATCCCTTACCCATTGAGTTGCTGTTAAGGCTGTAACTGTTGGAGCAGATGCTGATATACTTAATTCAATATTATAAAATCCATCAGCAGGAATTACAATAATATGTTCGTCAGGTTGATACATATATGATTTTTCATTTACGGTAACAGTACCTTCCTCCAACATATCATATAATTCAACTTCTCTAAAGTTATATACGTCCTCAACCTTTGTCGCTTCACCAGAACCATAACTCACATAACCATTTATAACAAAATATGGATATTTAAGTTCTTGTATATATCCTAATGTTCCTGAAGTTGACCAATCAACATCCAAACTTACCTTTCCTAGATGCGGATTACCAAGATTGTATGTTGGAGATTGTTCATCAGCCAAGTTTGTTGACATATATATGCTATTTAATGTATGGTCAACGAAAGCATCACCACCAACAGTATATCCCTTATTCTCGAAAGCCTTCTTAAGTGTGGTCATAACCTTTGGCGAAGGGTAGAAATCCTCAAGATACCATCTGTTATACTCATCAAAATCAAACTTTGACGTATATTCCTTTATATCATATTCTGATGACTTTGGAGATTTTTGGAACACACCATAACTAACCAACGGAAAACAGTAATCCTCACTCATCCCACTGTTTACAGCATTAATTGTATCAACACCATCGAAAGGAATCTTCCAATCAATAGTATTCATTGTACTATCACCGAATATCTCCTCAATTGACTTTGTTTTAATACTAATAAGATTGACATTATACATACCCTCATGACACTTGTTGATGATGAGAGAACCAGTAAAGATGAGAGTTCCATCAGCATATACCTCTGCCGTATATCTCTGGTGGAACTTATTCAGCTTTGACAATACATTGGCATAGTCAAATATCTTATTGTTGGTTGGGGTACATGGAATCTCAAACTCGAATGAATACTCACTTTGAGTTGATGTAATCTTGGTAGGGTCAAACAATGTGTTATTGAACCTTATATTTACAGAATCTTGACTTTCAAGCTCAAGTTTCTTTCCATTAACCCATATTTCTATTAAATGCTCTTTGTAAATCATCTTGTTTCTATTATTAGATTAGAGAAGGTTTCTGAGAATATCTATACTTAATTGTAGCCTCATAGATATCATTATTATCAGTCTCATCAACTGATACGCTTTCAAGTATAATGGCATAATCCTCTTGGTTGACTCTTGTCCAAATTTCAGAAGACTGCATTAGGTCATTGAATACATAGACAGAATCCTTGTTGAACAAGTGACTTTTAAGTGTTACCTCATATTCAACATCGGCATCATATACCATTTCAAGTTCATTCTTTGAGTTTGTGTAATAGTTGTATATATTCTTGTTATAAGTCTTGGTCTCAAGCTTTCTTGTTTCGCTGCGCTGTTCAGTGAAATCGAAGAAACTTATTCCGCCATATGAATTCCTCCAAAGTATTCTAGTACACCCCTCAGTCATATGCCTTGGTTGAATTACATTGAATCTTATAGTCTTTTTTGATTCAGAACTTGATGGAATTTCAACATCAACATAAGTCACTGCTGATAAATGACTAGCTGTGAGTTGTATTTCACAATCTTTAAGTGGTGTAGAACCGCTACATGTTAATGTCTTTGTTTCTGTCATACGAGTAGCACCATCACTGTAACGATAATATACTTTTACACCCAATGACCCTAAACTGCTATACACACTGAAAGGTATTGTAGGCTCATATAACCATAATGTAGTGTTGTTTGCACTTCCCTTTGTAGTGCCCCTACTGTAGTTCATAGCAACCCTTGTTCCGTTATACTGTAGAAACTTGTTACCTTGGTTACACATATAACCAACTGAAACATAGTTAGTTCCAAGGTCTCCCAAATTACTGTACGTACCATCACTAGAAGTCTTAAATACATTACATTGATATGGAATTGAAACACCATGTTTTGCAAGTGTTGTTATAAGTGGCGACATATCAAACGCAACACTACTTCCATAACAGTTCTTCTCCAAAGTTGTTATATATTCATTGCCGCTTGATACGTCAACTGTAATCTTACTACCATTCAATAAACTTGCAGAACTACCTTGTATAAAACGAGCTTGAAAGTAATCAGTGACTGAAGGAGAAGCACCTCTTATGTTGGTTGTTATAGAAACATTCTCGATTTTTCCATAATTTCTAGCCACAAGATACACAACGTTATCCTCGTTTCTTATTGTGAAGTTTGCTGCAATTGTTTGGCAGTTCCTTAATGCTCTAGCCACCGAAGCAGCAGTATTGGCTGATGTTGTCGCATAGAAATTCTTGTTGATAGCATCTGTATAATTATCAACACTTGTAATAGTATCACCTAATAGAGTTATATAGAAATAACCAATGTTTGGAATTGGAATATTTCCAATATCTCCATAGAAGTACAATTCGAACATTGCACTTGTTCCACCTTCTTCATCTTCCACTGACAATATGTTTGGAATATCAGTGAATGTAATCAAATTGCTTGCATTATCAACGTTATTGTATTTAACTCTTATCATGATTAATTAAAAAACTTATCTATCTCTTCCATTATTTTATTGAATAACTCATCTGCCACATCAACCCATTCTCTGTCAATCTCCTCCATGACATGAGCCATGAATGGTCTTGCCTTGATTCCATCCCTTGAAATGGCTCTCCTTATGAGATATATGGTTGAATTGTCAGTTGGAATTCCCTTGCTCCTTGCCCATCTTACAATTGGCTCTACTGGAGGCATCTTTGCCCCCTTCCTTCTTCCATTCTCAATGAATACAAGATAATCGTTAAGGATGATGTCAAAAATTAAGTCACCATCATTGGTAGCCTTAACACTCAAGGTTTTATAGATTTGGGAATTAACGAGAGTGTTGACACCAACCTTTGAGTTGATTCCAACATTGCTCTCCATCACCATCCTTACCAATGCCATGATATCCTTGGAGAATTCCATTACAATCTTTGATATTTCCATAATCAACAAATCCTATTCCTTGGTAAAGTTATTGGTGTTATGTCGATGTCTCCAACCTCATCCTCATCAACGTCAATCTCATGGTCTTCATCCTCCTCATGAGGCTCATCATCGAAGTTGTTATCCAATTCACATATGTTGGTTGGGTTTGGCATCTGAAGAACAAGCGAAAGTTTGACTCCTGCGCTTGAATCATCAGTGTACCTTGCAAGTGTAAGGATGCTATAGTCATAAACGCTCAGAATGCCTCTAAATGCCTCTGCTGTGTCAATATATGCCATGATATCACATGCAATGGTATATGCGTTGTTCTGAACCTCCAAAACATCAGTGTCATCACCAACAAAACCCAATATGTATATCTCGAACTTTGCCTTGAAGATATTTGTGGTTATGTTAAGCTCATGCAATGATATGTCATCGATGTAAACTTGATAACCCTTAAAGTTATTCTGGGCATTATTCAACTTCTCACCTTGATATCTGAAGGTATATACACCCTTATGTCTTAGCGATACATCCTTCAATATATTAATTACGTCCTTTAACATTATAAAATCGATTTGTTTTAAACATGAAAAAAAGGGTAAGATTACCTCTTACCCTTTGTTGCCTTTCTCCTTAATTCTTGGAACTCATCCTCTTGTCTCTCAGCTTCTCCCTTGTCAATGAGATAACTTAAGAACTGAAGATAATCACTTAAATAGAATTGATAGATTTCTCCAACTTTCTCAATTTTTTCATCACAGATTTCATAGAGCGTTTTGATATTTCCCCATTTTGATGCAAAGTCTCTATATCCTTGCGAGTGAGGTCTATGGCTTCCATTAGATGAGAAGACAATAGGGTAGGAGTCTGCAATGTTATGTAAAGTTGCAAAAAAAAACTTATGATTGGCAATACCTCCACCACTGGTACCTTCTCCCACATCTTTATCCTATCCTCCAATACCTCGTTCTCAAACTTGGAATCATACAACTCACCGTCCTTTCTGCATAATATCGCCAATATTGCAGCATAATTGTGTTTGTCACCCTTCATTGCTGTGTCTGCTCCAATGTATTCTCCAACCTTCAGCTTGTTCTCAGTGTGAACGGAATACTTCTCACCATTAATCTCAATGCTGTTTGAAGCCTCCTTCTCCTCTGGTTTCGTCTGCAAAAACAACAGATTGCTCATAATCTCCTCCAAGAACTCAATCGGCAATGCATTTATCTCATCCTCGCTCTTATCTGTGAATATATGTAACACATCCCTAACATCAAACTTCTTGTCCTTGTCCTCATAATACCTCTCAATCTCTTGATACGTTTTAAGCGAAACTTGAGTCCAATCAGTTGGGACATTCCAAGAACCGAAATCAATTATATTTTCATCTACTTTATCCATTTCCAATATAACTTGTTGCTTTTTATTCTTTTTCCGTTGGCTACTTCGCTTATATGCCTACTGTATCCATGCCTTATCGCTTCTTCAACAGATTTAAAACGGCATATTTCTTCATTATTTTCGTTGTAACCAGCTATTTCTTTACTTAAAGAAGGGTGATTCCTAACTTTTTCAAACCATTCTTGCGTATGTTTAATACCTTTCTTATTTTCTGATATTTTCTTTTTTGTTTCAGTTGAATGATGTTTCCCTTTCATCCAAGGTATTGTCCCCTTCCTAATTTCAGATAACTTCTTCTTGGTTTCCTCTGTATGGTGTTTACCACTCATTGAAATCTTGTTTTTAGCAGAAATAGCTTTCTTTGTTTCATCGCTATGCTTATATCCAAGATTCCCACTACCACCTCCATCAGTTAAATTATATCCATTTGGGGCTTTTGTACCGTAATAGTTAATATAATAAGCCTCCAATTCATCTAATTCTTTCTGGTCATCACACTCAACTATGATTTTAAGAGACCAATTTTCAAACCCATATTTACTTCTTGCGTTATCTATGAGTTTTCCAGCATAGTGGTGCTTCATACACCTCCATTTATTTTCTCTTTGCTGCATGTTTTGTGTTTGTCCTACGTACTGTTTACCGTTCAAAAGGTTGGTTCTTAAGTAAATTACACCCATAATATTAGATTTTAGCAAAGATATACAAAAAATTTGAATTATCCAAAGAATTTTAGACTAGTTCGAATGAATTGACCTTTATTTAAAGGTTTCATCATGAAATCCTCTCTGCATTGAAGAGCAATTCCCAAACTTGTAACCGTATCATCATGGTATCCATCCCTTGCAGCATAAGTTATATTGCCTCCCTTGGTCAATTTGAAGGTAAATGTGCTCAATTCTGAGTATAATAGCTTGTTATCACTCTCGAAATGTATCTCACCATTCGCAATTGCCACCGATAAAAGAGATATATACTGCTTCTTGCTCTCATTCGTTGTTGTGAACGTATAAAAGTTCGATTTTCTGTATAATTTCTTCCTTATCTCATTCGCCATCACCTCTCCAATTGAATTGTTCTCAATATATGTGGCTACTGGACTAAATTTATTCAAAATCTGGGCTATTTTTGCATATTTAACATCCAATGTGCCATCAACCTTAATCTGTCTTACTTGATTATCCCTATTAATAATTGATACAATGGTGTTATCCTCGCCAACACTCGATGGGTCAATGCCAATCCAACACTTTCCCCTCTCAAAATGACCGTCAAAACAGTTCTCAAAGTTCGGAAATACAGTTAATGCATTATCCAGAAATTCTACCTCAAACTCTTGCTTGAACGCAAGTGGTGGATAACCCTTCTTTATCTCCTCAATCTCCTCCTTGGTGGTCAATTCATCATCATAAATGGTCGCTGTCAGCTCCCTATACCCCTTCTGGTGATTAAATGCCTTGAGATACAAGTCATAATACAAACCTTGTCTTCCGCATGGTGTCGAAATAACCAATACCTTTGGCTTCCTTGCCTTTATGGTTGGATATATAACGTTATACCAAGGGTCTTCACCACTTGATAACTGCACTGGAAAGAATGCTGCCTCATCCAATACCAATATCCCACTGATGGTATTACCTCTTATCGCTGTTGGACTCTCCATTGAGAAGAACTTCAGACTTGAACCATATATTGTGTCAATCCTTAAGTCAGCAGCATTGGACTTCTTGATGATTCCACTGCCCTCCAATAATGTGTTCAACTCAGCAAACACTTTCTTTCCTTGAGAGAACGTTGGTGATATGTATGCATTGAAGGTATTTGGCTTGCAAAGGTACTCAATCAGCATAATCTCAGCAAATATGGTCTTTCCACACTGTCTGCTCCATCTTGCAATCAAGAATCTGCATTTCTCATCATGTATTAGGTCATAAGCCTCTTGCTGTTTCTTCGTCAATTCTATATCAGTGTTGATGTCCATCATTTATCTCCTCATATTCTTGTTCTTCTTCCTTATCTTCATCCTTGGTGAAACCAAAATGAATGGTTATACCATCCTTGTTGTTGTTTACTTGGATATTGTTCTGCTGCTTGTCCATCCCAAGGAATATCTTTGCCATTGAATCCAATACCCCCTTCGCATTGAAGACATCACCCTTCTTAATCGCTGTCTCCAACAATGATTCATAACGATTATAGAATATATCCTTCAACCTAGCATGCTCCACATCAGTGTTGTAATGCATCCTATCCAACGCTGTGTTGTAATACTCATTGGCTGTTCTGTATGCCATACCCCTCTTCTGAGGCTCATATAAACCCTTCATCAACTTTTGGGTTATATCTGACCTTGCAACACCATTGCAAATATCAACATACACTTCATCCAATATGTCATCAGCATTATTGAACAATGCGGAATGTGCCCTCTCAAGAAACGTATCACCCTTCTTATACCTCTGCAACTTTGATGGCAATAAATGGTCTTCTCCCAACCTTATATCCTTCTTCTTGCCATTGCTCTTGTATATGTGGTCTTGTGATAACTTAAGTGGCATTATTTCTTATTCTTTTTGCCTCTAGGCTCTTTATTTTCTTCTGGTGTATTATCTTCCACCTTCTCCTTTTCAAGCTCCTCTGAGAGCTTCTTAAAGCGGTTTAAAGCCTCTTCCAATTCATTAATCCTCTGCCTTATGCAACTACCACAATTGGTTGGATTAACCCTCTTCTCAAGAACTCTGTTATAAACCTCTGTAAGTTGTCCACCGTCACAGTAATAACCCTTGTTCTTAATCTCGATGAACTTCTCAACCATCTTTACATCATCACTTGTCCATTTCATAACTCGATAGATTTTTCTTTGCTTATATATAATTTTCCCTTCTTATAGCTTAACTCATCCAATTCTTTGTATGTCATTTGGCAATGAGTAACCAAATCTAGAATATTGCCCTCGACAAAATCAATATTACCAGTATTGTCCTTGATAATCAAGAATCCTTTGTGAAAACAACGTTTGTTTAAACTGTAAATCTTATAACCATTTCCATTGAAAATAAGCACAAGTCTTATTTCTTCGCTTATTTTCTTCCATAAATCTCTTCTAATGTCTGATAAAAATCCCATTTGTTCTAAATTTTTAAAGTGTAATTGTCTTATTCCTCTGGTCAATATACATCGCAATAGCATTCAATATTGCCAATAATATACCAACCACTCCTATGATTAAACATGAGAAACTTGCCCAAATAGCTGAATATATGCCAATTAAACTCCAAAATGTCAAACACATCCTACACTCAAATGGCTTATACTGCAACCATATTGGCAATCCCTTAACCTCTGTAATATAATATGCCCCATAACTTACAATAAGGAATATTATAATAACCACTATAAATTGAATTAATGTAAACATCGCCCTTTTATTTTTTATTCTCTAGAAAATAGGTAAATTCGCCTATTATTTTTATCTCTGTAAAAATAGCCTAATAATAGGTAATATATACCCCCCCCCTTGTTCCAGTGAAACACCAGAATTAAATTAAATCTCCATAAATTGAAAAGAATTCTTCCTTAATCATTTCCTTTGTTACATTAGCCTTTAACCAATTCTTAACTGTAACAACCTTCTGTCTTACAGCTTTCATCTGTGTCTTCTCACTCAGCTTCTTATATGTCATGTTTGGCATCAACTCCTTCATCTTGAATAAATAAAAGTGTTCTTGGTCAAAGTTCTTCTCCACCAACATCATGATATATAATGTGCTAAAGTCCTTGAACATATCATTGATAATCTTTTGTCTTGCATCTGTGAAATTGGAGTTATAATAATCCTCATATAACCCCCCAATGTTATCTGAGTTGTAATTCAAATCCTTCTTCCTATGTGAACAACTTCGTTTAATCTCAATGACCAGATTAAAGTAAGAACGAATTAAATAGGATTCAATGCCATATGGTGAAGCATCATTTAGTTTTCCTTTCTTCTCAATTGCCTTATGACAACGGAGAATAGATTCATGGAATATGTCTTCATCAAATCTTTGTTTGCGTTGACCAGATAATATCTTAAGCTTGGATACCACATCAGAATAATTGTCGTTGATATAATTAAGGAATATTGTTTGGTCGTTCATTGTTTGTCTTTAATTAGCTGTGTTAGTCTATCGAGTTGGAATATAATGCATCCAAATCCTAGTATTAGAATAAATGTGTTCATAATCAATAATCTCATTTAATATAAATATCACACACTTTAAATGTGAGTTTAAATGAGACAAAAAGAAAATGTGCATTTCTAAGTAATTAGTTATCAGATATATAGAACAATTTGTGTAACTTCGTCTATAGTAGTTCCATATTATAAAATATAATCTTGAAACCTCGATAAATAAAGACTTGTGGTAAATTGTCCAGTTAAATATCCTGAGACTTTTGCTCTTTATATGAGAGTTTAAGTGAGACAGAGAATGTGTTAATTCTACTTAAAAATCTATCTAATATATTCTTATTATTTTTATCTCTGATTTATTTTCCATATCTTTGCAAATGGTTTTAAAATCTATCAATGTCATGGCAAAGTTATCATCAGCATCGATTCGTTTGGTACAAAAAATGAATCGTCAGAACAAAAATCTTGAGTTCCCAATTTACATTGTTGTATGTTGGCATGGAAGGATTGAGAAAAGTTGTGGAGTTAGTTGTAGTGTTAAGGATTGGGATTCAAAGCGAGAAATAGTAAAGCGTAGTTGTAGTAATTCTGTTGTATTGAACAAGATGTTGTATGACATCAAGAACAGAGTAATCCAGAGGAAGAATGAGTTTGAGTTTCATGGTAAGATTTATACAGCTTCAATGTTGTTGGAGGATTATAGGATTGATTACAATGGCAATTCCAATGTCTTCAAGGATGTGATGGATAGATTATGCAATGAGAGGAGGTTAAAGGAGAAGACGAAGTATTCTTATGTATATTGTCATAGGAAGTTGAGTGAATATTGTGGAAAGGATGATTTCTTGGTTGATGAGGTGAATTTGTCGTTTGTGAAGGGATTTCTCTCATGGACTGATGTATCTGATGAGACAAAGCGTTCAATATGTGGGAATGTCGCTTCTGTATGGAATTATGCGATTGGAAAGGATTTGGTTGATTCTAAGGATTATCCATTTAAGGAATGGAAGTTCACACAGAAGTTAAAGCCAAAGGGAAGAGATTATTTCTTGGATAAGTCACATATAAAGAAGTTGATGGATTATTGGTTGAATCTTGTGGTTGATAGGCATGGTGAAAGATGGTCATATAAGGATGGTGCATGGGAGAAGTTGGGCAATAGGAATTCAAGGGAGTTTGGTATCTTATGGTTCTTGCTCATGTACAAGTTGAATGGTTCAGCTCCAATTGAGATAACCAAGTTGAAGTGTAGTGATTGCAGAAGGATTACGATTGGTGGTGAGGATTATTGGGCTATTGATTTCAAGCGTCAGAAGAGTGGCACTTCTGTTCAAGTGCGTTGGAAGAGGGATATGTTTGCTGTTATTGGTCTTGAGCATTTTATGGGTAGGAGTACCAATGGTTATGTCTATCCTATTAGGATGAAGGATACAGTTGATGATTACAAGATGTTGAAGGATTCATGGCATTGTAGTGAGAGTGCAATTAAGTGGGTTAGGAAGGCTTTTGAGGAGATTAATCAGAAGACGATTGAGAAGAATGTAATGGAGGGTTGTAGTGAGCCATTGGTGGATTGTGGTAGGGTTGTGATGTATACTGCTCGTCATTCGTTTGCATGTCATTACTTAAATTCGGAGGGTTCAACTGTTGCTGGTCTTGCAACACTTATGGCTCGTTCACCGAATACGATTGCCCAATATGTTCATCAGTTGACGAATGACGAGGAGATTGCTTCAATGGTTGATAGCATGGTTATATGATAAAAGGGAAGTGTTTAGCTTCCCTTTTTTAATGGATATATCACAGCATCTTTCAAATTGAGTTCAAATCTTCTCTCTTGTTTTTGTATATGTT